GAGATTCTGGACGAAAGTAATAAAAAAATCTTCTTAAAAAGAATAGAATATAAAAATTTTATAACAGATTACACAGCGACCAGTTGGGACGATTTAAATTGGTTAGCTTTTAGATCTTATAAAACAAAAGCAGAGTTACTGGAATTGTTTGGCGAAGATGCAAAAGATTTAGAACCAGATTCAACGGACAATGATGGAAAGCTGGAAACCTTAGAAATTTGGGAAATCTGGGACAAGGTAAACGATCAAGTACTATGGTACACGCAAGAAAAGATTATCCAAGTAGATCAAAACCCTTATAATTTAACTAATTTTTTTCCTATAGCTAGGCCAGTAGGGACTGACAGCGATCCCAGCTCATTATTGCCAATACCTTTATATAGGATGTATAAATCGCAGGCTGAAGAATTAAATATTTTAGATGAAAGAATAAGATCTTTAACGGAGCAAGTAAAATATACAGGTGTTTATAATTCAGTTGCAGAAAATGAAGATGTTCAAAATTTATTTAATGGGGAAGATGGGGACTTCGCTCCTATGTCTGGAGGTGCAACCATAGATATTAAAAATCAGATTTATATAAAAGATATAGTCCCTATTGCTAACACTATAACTATTTTAACACAACAAAAAGCACAAATTATTAATAATATAAGAGAAATTACAGGCTTATCTGATATTGTCAGGGGTGTAAGTATAGCGAGCGAGACGGCAACAGCACAAAGACTTAAGGGCGATTTTGCTTTTAGTAGAATCCAACCTTTACAGAAAGCTAACGCTATTATGATAAAAGACACTATTGAAATTATAGCAGAGTTAACTTGCGAAAACTACAAAATAGAAGAGTTGGCCAAAATCTCTGGTTGCCAAATAGTAAGTTTAAAAGATATTGCAGAAACAGCACAAGACAACCAGAACATGCTATTACAAGAAGCAGTAAACAACTTGCCAGAAAATTTGTCAGGTGCAGAAAAAGTGCAACAAGTAGAATTATTAAAACAACAAGCCAAAAAAGGATTTGATAAGACTATGAAAATTGCACAAAACGAATTGAAAGGCTTTGCTATGGAGATAGACCAAGTAAAAAAAATAGATGAAATATTAAAAGATGATATTTTAAGATCCTTTTCAATAGATATTGAAACTGATAGCACTATTGAGGTTGACCAACAAAGAGAAAAAACCGAAAGATTTGAGTTTATTAGTAGTGTAACAAACTTTGCAAGTCAATTTACTCCTTTGGTGCAAGCTGGAATATTACAGCCAGATGCTTTTAACGAGTTTTTAGGGTTTATAGCAAGACCTTTTAAAGTAGGTAGAAATCTGGAGGAGTTTTTACTATCTAAGCCAGAAGAGGCGAAAGAAGAGGAGCAGCCTTCACAAGAAGAAGTGTTGGCACAAGCAGAAAACGAAAGACAAGAAAGAGAGTTCCAGTTTAAAGTTGAAAGTGAAAAGGCTAAAATTAACCTAGAGCAACAAAAAATTGACATTGAAAAGGCTAGAGTATTGCAAAACCAAAGGCAATTTGATGATAAAATTGATTTTGAAGACGCAAACAAAGCGGCAGATAGGCAATCAAAAACACTGGAAAGGGTCGCACCAACAGCGGAGCAGGTAATAGAAAGTAGAACCCAAAGACTTAACGAACAAATAAAAAATGACTAGAAAAGTTTTAAAAACTATAGACGGGAAAAAGCAATGGGTATTTGATGGATACGGAAAAGGCGGAGCGTCAAAACAAAGAAAGATACCTGCTTGCGGAGAAGATTTGACAATAGACGGCTATATCTCTAAGCATGGAGGAATTGAAAGCCATGTTGATAATAAGGTTTACACTACAAAAAACGGATACTTAAATCATTTAAAATTAAATAATTGCCATATAAAAGATTATTAATTTTACATAATCTTGACAATTAATTTTACATAACCTATTCTAATTAAAATAATTATCTTTAAATATTTTTATGTCAGATACATTAGAAAAAAACAGCAATTCATTAGCTGAAATTCTGGAAGAGAATAAAGAAACTCAAGAAATTGAGAATCAAGAAACTGTTCAAGAAGACAATATTGAAAATAATGATACAGAAGTTGACGCAGAAAACGCACCAACCGAAGAATCAGAAGACCCAGAGGAGGAGCTTAAATTTATTAGATTAACCAGTGGTTGGACTAAGGAAGAAAAAGAACTCGTCAAAAAAATTAAAGACCCTGAATTAAGACAAGAAGCAGTAGAAGCTACCAAAAAAAGAAGAGTAGATTTTGATCGTAGAAGTCTTGAACTCGGGAATACTAGGAAAGAGTTGGCAGAAATGCGAACAAAATTAGAGGAGCTAACCTCGAAGCAAAATAACCCTGTTGCAGAAAATGAAGATGAATATCTAACAGAGCAAGAGCTAAAGCAAAAAAAACAACTTGAAAATGTTGAGAGACAATTGCAAGAGTTAAAGGAACAGGAGGCGGCAAGCCAAGCTCAAACGGTGCAAAAAGAATTAACAAGCTTTGCACAAAGTCAAAATGAAGATGGAAGTTTAAAATATCCTTATTTTGATAGAGTTAGAAAGAATATGTCTTTGTTATTCCAAGCAGATCAAAACGGCACAATGACCTTAGAAAAGGCATATAATAAAGCAGTGTTACTTGATGATGAATTAGAAGGAGAGCAAAGGCAAGAATTACTTTTAAAAGAGAAGATTAAACAAAAAGAAGCTCTTGAGAAAGTGAAGAAAAATAAAAAATATTCTCCTAGCGTAGGCAGTGGCAATAAAAACCTTTCCGCCAAAGAGTTAAACTCTAAGGCTATTTCTGAACTTTTTGCATAATCTTTAAACATTTATTAATAATAATTTTAATAAATTTTAAAAATGACTAATCCTAATATTTCGGAGATATTGACAACGACATTAAATAACTATAAAAAAGAAGTTATTGACAATATCGAAAATTTCCACCCTTTATTTATAAGACTAAAAGAAAAGGGAAATGTAATTAAAGAATCTGGTGGTGTAGCTTTTAGAGAAAATCTAACTTATGCTTCAAATGGAACAGTACAATTTCAGGGTGAATTTGATACTTTTGACACTACTATCCAAGATGTCATTACCGCAGCAGATTTTGAACAAAAAATCATTACTGGTACAATTTCAATGTCTGGTAAGGAAATGAAACAAAACTCTGGTAAAGAAAGAATTGTAAATTTAATGGAGGAGAAAGTTAAAAACTTAGAAAGCTCAATTAAAAATATACTAGGATCTGCTATTTATTCAGATGGCACTGGTACAGGTGGTCAAGAAATTGGCGGTTTGCAATTATTAGTTGCTGACGATCCAACATCTGGAACGGTAGGCGGTATCGATAGATCTTCAACAGAAGGTGCTTTTTTTAGAAACAAAATCTATGATTTTTCAGTGGATTCAGTAACTAAAGATGCAACAACTATTCGAAAAGCAATGAATATCCTTTACAGAAGATGTCAAGCTCAAGCTGGTAAACAGATTGATTTGATAACTGCTGATGATATAAACTTCGGATTTTATGAAGATTCTTTGCAGACTATCCAAAGAGTAGCTAGCAGTAAATTAGCTGACGCAGGTTTCGATGTATTACAATACAAAGGAGCTGATGTTTACTATGATCCAGAATGTCCTGCTAATCATATGTATTTCTTAAATTCTGAACATATTAAGTTGAAACATTTAGGAGACTTCTTGGAAAAAGGGGAAGTAACTAGACCAGTAAACCAAGATGTTTATGTATTACCAATGACAGGCTTAATGAACCTAACTATTGATAATGCAAGAGTACATGGTGTAATGATAGACTAATTAACAAGAGGGGGGCAATCCCCCTCGCAATATTTCAAATAATGTCAAATTTTAAAAGTATAGAAAACACAATAAATCCACAAAAGATAGATGAAACTTCAACAGTTAAAAATCTCCCTCTAGGAACTATTATCAAAGCAGTAGATAAAGCAGATACTGATTATGGTACTGGTGAGTTTATTTATTTAAAAGGTGTTGCATCAACAGTTGTTGGTTCGGCAGTTGTATATAATCCTGATGATTATTCAACAACTTTAGCCTCTGCAAATGCAATCGGTTCAGTAGCTTTTGCATTATCTATTAATGTAGCTAACCAATATGGTTGGTATCAGATTAGCGGTAAAGCAGTTGGTAAAGTAGCAGCTTCTTTTGCTGATAATGCTGATTGCTATTTGACCTCAACAGCAGGTACTATTGATGATGCTGATGTTGCTGGTGATTACATAAGTAATTGCAAGGGAGCTTCTGCTATTGACACTCCATCAACTGGTTTAGCAGAATTAGAGATTGCAAGACCTTTTGTTAGAGACGGTAAAGACAACTAAAATCTGTTAGGGGAGTAAAAACCCCTAGCTTAATTAAAAAAATATGACAAAAAGAGAGTTAAAAAAAGGCGAAACTATAGTTAGTAAAGATAAGGCGGAATTTATCAATGAAAGCGGATGGAATGTAGCGTTTTTTGAAAAATCAATAAAAACAAAGAATAATAACGAAATTGTAAAAGAATATATATCTATTTATAATTATAATGATAAATACACAAAATTAATAAGACCTACAGGAGAACAGAAATTTACTAATAAATTAGGAGATATTTATTTTATGGAAGATAAAAAAAGATTTCCAAAGGCTTATCAAGTTTTTATTGATTTACGAAACTTTTTAAATAAAAAATAATGACACTTTTAAGTATCGCACAAGAAGTACTGCAACAGACTAAGTCTGCGACAGTGCCATCAACAATTGTAGGTAACAACCAAACAGTTGCCGTTCAAGTCTTGGAGGTGCTTAAAAGATCAATAGTCAACCTTGCTAGATCTTATTACTGGCAAGAGTTGTTAAAAGAATACAGTTTTAATGCGGTTGCATCTCAAAATAATTATAACTTACCTAGTGATTTTGACAGGATAGTAAATAATTCTTTTTGGAATACAACTGCCAAGCGAGAAATGATTGGATCTACCACTCCTCAAGATTGGAGGGAGTTGGTAAATAGTACAGTAGGATCTGGGGCAGTTTTAGAGTATTACAGGGTCAGAAGTAATGAAATCTTAATATACCCTACGCCAACCTCAACAAATGGGTATGTCTTTGAATACATAAGCAATAATCTAGTAAAAAGTAGTGGAGGAGCTGCTCAAACTAGCTGGCTTGCTGATACAGATATTTCTGTAATAGATGAATATATATTAAAGTTAGATGCAACTTGGAACTTGTTAAAAGTGCAAGGCAGACCATACGCAGAAGATCAAAGAACAGCTAATTTAGCACTAGCTGAAAGAATGTCGATTAATGCAGGAAGACAAACCGTCAGACACAAAGCAACAAGATTAAGAAATGGTAAAATCGGTTATCCAGAAATTATAACAATTTAATGGTATTAGAAATATTAAGACAATATCCAGGATTACAACAAGAACGAGTAGGGCAGGCATTAAGAACTAATGTTGCCGCACCAACTGGTGGTCTTAATAGTAGAGATTCTTTATCGCAAATGGAAGCCACAGACGCTCCAGAGATGAAAAATTGGTTTCCTTCGCAAGGTAAATTAGTAACAAGAAAAGGCTACTCAGAATATGCAACAGGGTTAAACGGTAATGTAGAAACTTTAGCAGAATTAAGAGATGGTGCAATTAAGAAGTTTATTTGTGCAAATTCAGATGAAATAAACGATGTCACAAACCCCTCCTCAATAACCAACTTAGGATCAGGATTTGCAAATGCCAGATGGCAAACAGTAAGCATGAATGGCAATTTATTATTATTTAATGGAGTGGACACTCCTCAAGTATATAATGGCACTAGTTTAAGTAATTCAACTATAAACGGTACAGGATTAACAGCAACAGAATTAGACGGTTGCAATGTTCATAAAAATAGGCTTTATACTTGGTCAACTGATGATTCTTGTTTTTTTTACGGAGCAACAAACGCAATACAAGGATCTTTTACTAAATTTGATCTTGCTGGTATAGCTCCTTATGGGGGTAATTTAATTGCTATGGCAACTTGGAATCACGACGGAGGAGACGGAGTTGATGACTATGCTTTATTTATCATGTCTAGTGGCACTGCTATATTATATGATGGATCTGACCCTTCTGATGCTAACAACTGGAATTTAATAGGTATATATAAAATAGGATCTCCATTGAGTGTCAGATCAGTTATAAAAGTAGGAGGAGATGTTGCAATAATGACAAGCCCGGACTTTGTATTCTTTTCAGAAGTATTTAAGAATGGTGGGGCAGTAACTTCTCAAACTAAGTTATCAGGTGTAGCTTTAGACTCTGCTAATTTTTATTCTTCTAATTATGGTTGGGAGGTTGTTTTATATGCAAAGGCTTCAATAGGTGGTTGGTTGTTTTTCAATGTACCAGTTGCAACTAATTCAATTTACAAGCAATATGGTCTAAATACAATTACAGGAGCAGGATTTGAGTTTTCAAATATGAACGCAAGAACTTGGGGATTGTACAATAGTAGTTTGTATTTTGGAGAAGATGGATCTATAATGAAAGCAGATGATGGCTTAAGTGATAATGGCAGTAATATTCCTTGCACAGTGCAGGCGGCTTATTCTGATTTAGGTTCACCACAAGAAAAAGTAGTGAATGAATTTAGAAATATAATTAATGTTGATGGTAATGTTGTTTTAAACACATCTATTAGTTTTGATTATGGAGCAAGAGTAGTAACTCAAGATGTAAGCAGTGTTTCCTCTGGCGTTCCTTGGGGGTCTCCTTGGGGGTCTCCTTGGTCTCCTGTAAGTGCAATTAGGAACGAATTAGTTGTAACTTCTGGCGAAGGTGTAGCTTTAGGTATGAAAATTTTTGTTGCCTTAAATGGTCAGCAACTTAGTTGGTATAGAACTGACTATAGTGTAACAGTTAATAATATTTTATAATGGGATTTGGAAGTAGCTTAAAAAAAGGATTGTCCTTTACTGGTTTGGGAAATAATTTTTTAGGAACAAGTAGAAATGTTTTTGGTGGTAGGGGTGGTATAGGTCCTAGCTCAAGAAAGACTGACGGAACACCTTACACAAAAACAGAGATCACGACAGCTAATTTATTTAGAAACTTATCTCCAGAGCAACAAAAAGATTTATTATTAAATAATCCTAATATAGAAGGCCCAGGAGGAAGACAAATCTATGACCCCTTAACAAATACTGTAAGAATCGAAGAATCAGAATTTCAAGCAGGACAAAGAGGAAGGCAAGAAAGTTTGGCAAGAAGTTTATCAGAACAATTACAAGGTGTAGAATTATCTGATACAGGTCCCGAGGCAAGATTTGAACAAGGCAGGCAATTACTAGAGCCAGCTTTTACAGAACAAAGAGAGCAACTAGAACAATCTTTGGCAGATAGAGGTTTACCGTCAGGAAGTGAAGCATACGCAAGAGAATTGAACAGATTAGAATCTTCACAAGGTAGGCAGTTGCAACAACTATCTTTTGAATCAGTACAGACAGCAGAGGCTCAAAGATCAGCAAGGTTTAACGAATTAGCATCCTTACTTGGTAATGCTCAAGTGGGCGGAGTAGGTTTTGGGCAATTTCAACCAGGATTTAGTGGATTAGATTTATTTGGTGCAGAACAAGGGCAGTTAAACAGAGCTTTTGAAGGCGAACAAAATAGAAAACAAAGAAGTGCAGACCAAAGAAATGCAATGATTGGTGCTTTAGGAAAGCTTGGAAGTGCTGGTATAGGAATATTATAAAATAAAAAAGGATATGACAGTAAATAGAAAACTACTAGAGCAAGAATTAGCGAGAGCAGGACAAATAAGACAGGCTGCCACAAGTGGAGAAGGTTTTGATCCTCGAGGTGGTTATGGAGTATTAGCGGCACAACTAGGAACTGCCGCAATAGGTGCTTTTGCTGAAAAGAAAGCTAGAGATAAACTAATGCAACAAGAGGAATTGAGAAAACAGAAGATGGGGGCAATGCTAGAAAGTCAAGGCTTATCTTCTGACTTAGCTGACTTAATGTCTCCTGCAACTCAAGATGCTTTTGTTCAACAAATTGTTAAATCTGAATTAACTACAACTACTGCACCAACACCACAATCTCCATTAGGCAAAATACAAGCCGATGTTAACGCAGGATTAATTTCTGAAGATATAGGAAGGCAAGCAATAGAAAAACAAACTGCATCAAATAGGAAAACTATTGAAACAGAACAGGGTTTAGGTTTATTAGATGAAAGAACTGGAAATATAGAGCCTGTAAATGTTAAAACTGCTAAACAAGCGGAAAGAGAAAGGGAAAAACAAGAAAGTTTAGCTTTTGATGTAGCCGCCCTTGCAGGTGTTAAAGATAAAGTGAATGTTGTTAGTAGTAAAATAGATCAAATCATTAATAATCCTGACTTAGATTTTGCAACGGGTCAAAGTGGTATAATAGCAAGAAATATATCAGGTACAAAATCTTATGGTATCGCTCAAGATGTAAAAACGGTCACAGCAAATGCAGCCTTCCAAGCGTTACAAGCAATGAGAGATGCAAGTAAAACTGGTGGGGCATTGGGTCAAGTATCGGAAAGAGAATTAGATTTATTAGAAAAGTCTATGGGAGCTGTCGACCCTTCTTTACCTGATAAACAGTTTAAAAGAAATCTGAAGGAGGTTAAAACAGAGTTTAATAAAATCTTAAAAAGAGGTGAAAAAAGATTTATTAATTTATATGGTAAATCTGAATTTAAAAAATTAGAAGAAGCCCCTAAAGGAGATGACAATAAGGGGGATAGTGATATAATTGATTTTAATGATTTGTAATGCCTGATATAAGATTACCAGATGGGAGAATAATTAAAAATGTGCCAGAAGGCACGACTAAAGAGCAATTGACACAAAAATTGATCAACAAAGGGTTGTTAAGTGGTCAGGAAGATTTTCTTCAA